GAGCACAGGAGAATGGATAGACAAGGGAGAAACAAACCATGTAGTATGTTCCGTGATACGTGGCTTTGAGGATATTACAGACCAAGTAACATCATGGAACATCGTGCGAGATAGTGGTGATGCTGTCAATGATGCTGCTTGGCAGAATAAAGATAAGGTCAAGAACTTTGATGGAACGATAGATATAGCGTGGACGGACGATGAAGATGACATCGGTGATTCTACTAGCTGTATATTCACCATCACTGCTTTTTGGGGTAATAAAGTTGAACTAGCAAAAGGAACAATAAGCGTATGATGTATGTAATATTAGACAAGGTGCAAGCGTTGGGTCTAGGATTCAACCTGCACACCCACATAACTGCTCACGGAAAGATGATACTCAATGAGAAGGAAATCTTGATGAGCAGCAATATTCAAGGTGACACCTTGGATGAGCGTGTTAAGAATATCGGTGGAAAATCTATGACCGAGCAAGAGTTGGAACAATTTAAAAATACGGAGGAATAAAGATGGCAGATACTAATTACTCAGCACAAGGTTGTATACCTGTACGAAGAGTTCGTAACAACGATTCTTTGTCAATTTCAATCGAGAGTACGCAGCCTCTATTTCAAGGCGTGGATGCCAACAATGACAACGCTACACCATTCCCTAACTGGGAAACTGATGATGCGGCTAGACCTATCCTTACTCCTGTGGTTAAGAGTGCGAAAGGTAATATCGTATCTCTCAGCAACCATAAGTGGAAGTATGGTGATACTCTGCTTGTGTTTAGCGGAAGTACAAGCGGTACGTTTCAGCTTACAGGAGATGGTAAGTTCGGTATGGATGCAAACGGAAGATTGAAGATATTCAAGAACCTTGCATCAAGCAGCTCTACCAGTTCTGATACACTCACGTATAACGGAACTGCAAAGATTGGTGACAGCAGTACTCAGGACGTTAGCGGCTTCGTCACTATACTCATTCAGCCAATGGGCAACAACTCATATATGGGATGGATAACGGCTAACCGCTCGATACTGACAGATGCTCCGAATGAGAATACGGCTACACTCTCGGCAAGGTTGTGGCTATCAACTACGGAACTTACTGACTTCTCTGTCAAGTGGAAGAACTCGTCAGGTGAAGTACTCGGAAGTGATAAAACCCTCACGGTTACTCGTGATATGGTGAACGGCTCTACCCTCATTACTTGCGAGTTCTACCACAAAGATGCTCAGAATGCTTGTTTCCGTGCTGGTAAGGTAATGACTGATAATGCGGACGAATACGTAATTGTCGGGGAAGTATCAAATCTTATAGGCGATAAGGCTGCAACGATAACAGGGCGTATCAAGAACACAAGAACAAATTCTATTGTAACGCCAACCAACGTTGCGTGGAACGCTAAAGCCTACAAGGACAACAACGAGCTTATCAAACAAGTAAGCTCTAACGTTATCACAATATCAAAATCTGAGAGTGATTATGGCGGTACAGAGCATGATGCTTATGTCTTATTCACGGCAACTTGGTAAAATAGGAGGAATGAACTATGGCAACAAACAGCGCAGTAAGAATAAGAAGGGCATTTGCACCGCTCAATACAGCACAATCAATCGTGTGCGTATCGGGTGGTTCTCCTACCACGCAGGTGTATAACGTGGCTAACAGCAGCTACGAGCCGAACCGAGCCAACACACCTTGCGTATTACACCCAGACATTACAGCTTACGCAAGCGATGGTACATGGAAGTATCAGCAAGCCAATGCGGTACTTGCAAACATGGTGTGGCTCGTTAATGGAAAGGATATAAGCAAGGTGTGGGCAGCATCAGACTATTCAATCAATCAGGATGGTGCTACACGTGGAGACCTTACCATATTCCGTAATGTGGCAATAGCAGAACGATTTGCTTTGAGATTCAAGGCTGACATCGTAGATTATCGAACCAACGTCAATGTTCCTATCCTTACCGATGAGGTGGTTCTGAACACAGTATCTAAGAGTGATGATGCTTATTCAATGGCTTTGGATGATGATGAAACTATCATCTACAATCCGATATTAGACAGATTGCTTCTATATGACTACAAGGTAGCTCATGGCATGATAGCTGCATCCGATGCTGTTAGGAACGATTGCATTGATGAAAAGGCTTATCTCAGAAAGATTCCTCTCCATATCTACAAGGGAGCAAAAAGTATCACATCTGGCTACACTATCAAGCTCTACAAGATGAGCGGTTCTTCTATGACACAGATAAGCGTAGGAATGAATGAGGTGTTAGCAATTAACACAAGTTACATCGCACTTGATTTAAGACTGATTGATTCAGCATCATACGTTATCAAGGCTTATGTCGGCGATACGGAAGTATGTAATAAGCAAATCTCTGTTTCCCGAACCTATCCGAAGTATAGTGTATCGGCAGGACAGAACGTAGACATATCTCCTGGAGTTGATAACAGACAACAGATTGCCCTTGTCAATTCAGAAGGTAACATCGTGGAATGCCCTGCTAACGTCCTCAAACTGAATTGGAGAACGATTGCACAGAATGCTGGTGCAACAACTACAAGACAATGGCAAGAGGGCGATACGGCAATCTTCAATATCTCTGATACAGGTCTCGGCGAAACTGCTGATGATGAGCTTGAGATAAGATGCGATGCTGAATACAAGCCAAGCTTCGACTTCTTCTCTGATGGCTCTGAACCTCTCGTTAATGAGAACGGAGAATACTTAATTGGTAACTGATTTAGTAACATAAAAATAGAAAAATATGAAAAATCTTGCAACAGTAACAGCGGTATCTTCAATGGTTAAGAATGATACTTTATTGATAGAGGTTGGCGGTTCGCTCAGACGTATCAAGCTGTCCGACTTGGCTAAGTCTATTCAGACTAACCAACTTGACCTATCGCTTATAGCGTGGGGTACTTACCTTAAAGAAACAAGTGATACGCAATGGGGAGTTTGCGGAAATCAGACGAAGTGGAATGAGTTCAAATCTTCGCTCGGTCGATACTTGCTCACTAACGATGGAAGAATGGCTAAATTATCTCGAAGCAACTCTTCTGTATTCGAGGATGGCACAACCGTTGATGAGAGCAAAGGTCATATCATGTTCCATACTCCTCATCGTCTTTACTATCTTGTGAAGTACGATGCGTCAGCAGGATGCAACATTCTGTGGGGTTCTACTTATCCTATCTCTGAGCATTATATCGACCATCCTACATTTGGCGCATATATGGGTAGTATTGTTAGCAATAAGCTTGTAAGCCGTAGTGGACTTGGTGTATCGAACAATATACCAATCAGTGAGTTCTTTACTTATGCCCATAATAACGGAAAGAATTTCGGTCTGCTCGACTATGAGACATTGAAGATTATTCCTATGCTCGTTTTGTGGGAAAGCGGAAACAGCAACGCACAGGCTAAGTTTGGTTGTGGTCCTACTGGTAGTACTAATACATGGGATAAGGTTAATGGTCTTACAACGGGTGCGACAAAGAGCCTTGGAGATAACAATGGTAAAATCAGCTTGGCAGCATTGACAGGAAACGCTGACGCATGCCATGTGAACCTCTTCGGTATCGAGAACCCTTGGGGATGGTACTGGCAGATGATACAAGGCATTTACTTCGGTAATAGCGGTAATAGCGGTCAGACTGGTTCAGAAGCCTTTGTATACAAAGGCAACAGAATGCCTTCTGCTTCTGAGCTTACAGGTCATCCTGTCGGAGATTATCGCACATTCACACGAAATATAAATAGTGGATGGGTATTGAGCCTTGTCCTTGGAGACTTCTTCGACATCATGCCAAAAAATGTTGGTGGTGATAATAGTGCAAACTACTATTGCGACTACTCATGGGCAAACAGCACTGGGCAGTTGCTCCTCTTTGGTGGTGGCGCCTGGGATGCGCTTAGCTGCGGCTCGTTCTGCGTCAATTCGAATTACGCCTTCGGCATTCGCAATACGACCTGCGGTGTGCGTCTCGCTTTTTACGGAAATCCGACATACGTAAAC